ACGCACTGGATGACGGCAATTCTACTCGTACTAGAATATTAAGGAACAGCATGGTTTAACATAAATACTATTATAAAGTGAAGAATCCTACATATGTCATATAAGAAAAAGTTTTTAAACAAGTCAGGTATTTCAAGCCCTATCTCTGGCATGAACAGCAACAGCGGTGCTTGGAACGGCCAGGACGGGTCAATGTCAGGTGGCTATAGCAATACTGATTTTGGTTATAAGAACTACATGTCCAGACTTCCAGAAGTATATACAGGACACCCCAATAGAATTGAGCGTTACAACCAATATGAAATGATGGACGTTGATGCTGAAATCAACGCTTGCTTAGACATTATTTCAGAATTCTCCACTCAGCGCAACGAACACAACAAGACACCATTCAGCTTTGAATTCAAAGAAGACCCTACTCCGCATGAAGTAGAATTGCTAACTAAGCAATTGCAGCAATGGTGTAAGCTAAACGAATTTGATGTTCGTATGTTCAAAATTTTCCGCAACATCATTAAGTACGGAGATCAGGTATTTGTTCGTGACCCAGAAAACTTCAAGCTTTACTGGGTTGATATGGTTAAGGTTATTAAAGTAATCGTTAACGAATCAGAAGGTAAGAAGCCCGAACAGTATGTATTGAAAGATATCAACGTCAATCTACAGAACTTGAGCGTTGCACAGAAAACGAATACAGACTTTGCAGCTAACCCTGCTACTGGTTTAGGCGGTACAGGTGGTGGCACCAACACTCCTTATACTGTTCCTGCAATGCCATACAACACTACAGGATCACGCTTCACATTAGGACAGAGTGAGTCTGCGGTAGACAGTAAGCACATTGTTCACTTGTCGTTGACAGAAGGGCTTGATAGATTCTGGCCATTCGGACAGTCAATTCTTGAGAACATCTTTAAGGTCTACAAGCAGAAGGAACTATTAGAAGACGCTGTTCTAATCTATCGTGTACAACGTGCTCCTGAGCGTAGAATGTTCAAGATTGACGTTGGTAACATGCCAAGTCACTTAGCTATGGCATTCGTTGAGCGTGTTAAGAACGAGATTCACCAGCGCAGAATTCCTTCAGTGTATGGTGGCGCAAGTGTAGTTGACGCTACATACAATCCGCTATCAATGAACGAAGACTATTTCTTCCCTGTAACAGCAGAAGGTCGTGGTTCGAGCGTTGAAGTTCTTCCTGGCGGACAGAATCTAGGCGAGATTGATGACTTGCGTTACTTCAACAATCGTCTTGCTCGTGGTCTACGTGTTCCGTCATCATACTTGCCAACTGGCCCCGATGACAACACTACTCCATTGAGCGATGGTCGTGTTGGTACTGCGATGATTCAAGAATTCAGATTCAACCAATACTGTGAACGTTTGCAAAACTACATGGCATTGAAGTTTGACGAAGAATTCAAGTTGTTCTTGCGTTGGAGAGGCTTCAATATTGATACAAGTCTATTCCAATTAGTATTCAATCCTCCACAGAACTTTGCTGCATATCGCCAAAGCGAACTTGATAATGCAAGAGTTGGCACATTCACGAGCATGGAGGCACTTCCCTATATCTCAAAGAGATTCGCACTCGAAAGATTCTTAGGTCTAACAGAAGAAGAAATCAAGCGTAACGAAAAGCTTTGGGAAGAAGAAAATAAAGAAGAAGTTACTGATGAGCCAGGCGGCAGTGATCTACGTAACATTGGCATATCAACTGGTGACTTCGAATCTGATTTGGAAACTGCGGATGAAATTGAATCAAGCGAAGAAATGGCTGATATGGGACCGGAAGCCGCAGGCCCAGTAGGTGATGCCGGCGGAGCAGCAGTTCCAGGTGGAGCAGCAGGCCCAGTAGGTGGCGGCGGAATGCAAATCTAAAAGATAAATAGTTTTATGAATCTATTAGAAATGTTTGACGCCCCTATCAACGGGATGCAAGATGTTAACGCTGATAACAGCAAGCCTACCTATAGAACATCAAGAAAAACAAAACTAACTCTAAAGCAAATTCGCAAGCTTCGTAGAATGCTGGATGTAAGAAACTACGAAAAGCAAAAATATCTAGAAAATGTTCGTAAGCAATATGGTGCAAAGCCTGAGCAGGCGGCAGGCGCCGCTGCTGCCTAAAACGCATATCTATATTAAAAACTCAAAAAATACATAGTTATTGAGTACTTTTTCTGACTATGGCATAAGTAATTCTACAAAGCCATTTGTATCAGGAGAACATTTCAATGGATATTAAAAAGTATGAAGAATTGATCAATCTAGTGATCAATGAAAATGAAGAACAAGCCCGCGAACTATTTCACGAAATCGTTGTAGAAAAGTCAAGAGAAATCTTTGAGTCAATCATGGCCGAAGATGACGATATGGCAGATGACGAAGACATGATGGAAGGCGAAATGGAAGGCATGGGCGGACAAGTAGGCGATCTACTTGACGAAATTAATGCTGAAGAATCAGGCGTCATGGAAGAAGAAGACGATGAAGACATGGACTTCACCGATGACGAAGAAGATATTGAAATCGGCGGCGACGAAGACATGGGCGACGAAGGCGGCGAAGAAGTTGAAGACGCTGTAATTCGCATTGAAGACAAGCTTGACCAGTTGATGGCAGAGTTTGAAGATATCATGGGCGGTGGCGCTGATGATGACATGGGCGGCGAAGAAGACTTCGGTGACGAAGGCGACGCAGACATGGATTTCGGTGACGAAGACGAAGAAGCTATGATGGAAGCAGTTCAACTTAAGAAGGTTTCTGTAACTCACGGCGACAACGGCGCACAGACAAAGAGCCCAGGACTACAGGGTTCAGGTCAAGCTGGAATGGACAGTCACCCAGTAAAGTTTGCAGGCGCACACGAAGCAGTTCCTACTGCTCCTAAGGCTCCAAGCAACTTCTACTCAAAGGGCGAAACCCAAGTAAAGGGCGCAGGTAACTTCAAGAACAGTCCAGGTAAGGATAACTTCAAGGACAAGGGCGAAGCAGCTCCTAAGCCAAAGCACGGTGACGATGGTGCAAACACCAAGAGCCCAGTAGCTGAATCACGTAGATCAGCACGTAGACCAATTCGCTAATAGGAAACTGAGAGAATGGCTTTGTATCTCAGAGAAAATCTAACGTTCGACCGCGCAGGAATGGTGGTCGAGTCAATTCATGAAGAAGGCACTGATTTTAAGACCCTCTACATGAAGGGGATTTTCATTCAGGGCGGGGTAAAGAACGCAAACGAGCGTGTTTACCCCGTCAATGAAATTGAAAACGCTGTAGATACATTAAACAAGCAAATCTCAGAAGGCTACTCAGTTTTGGGTGAAGTTGACCACCCAGATGATCTTAAAATCAATTTAGACCGTGTATCACACATGATTACAAGCATGTGGATGGACGGTGCCAACGGTTTTGGCAAGCTAAAAATCCTTCCTACTCCAATGGGTCAACTAGTAAGAACTATGTTGGAGTCAGGAGTAAAGCTAGGTGTTTCCAGTCGTGGATCAGGTAATGTAAACGATATGGATGGTAGAGTCAGTGATTTTGAAATCATTACTGTCGATATCGTCGCCCAACCTAGCGCACCAAACGCATACCCCAAAGCAATTTATGAAAGTCTCATGAACATGAAACACGGACATAAGATGCTTGAAATTGCTAAGGAAGCTCAGGGCGACAAAAGAGTACAACGATTCCTTGGTGAGGAAGTAAAGCGTCTCATCAATGAACTTAAGATATAAAAAGGAATCAAACAAATGTTAGATGCTATTAAGCCATTACTTGAAAGCGGACTAATCAACGAAGATATCGGGCAGCAGTTAAATGAAGCCTGGGAAGTTAAGTTGAATGAAGCCCGTGAACAAGTTCGTGCAGAACTCCGTGAGGAATTTGCACAACGTTACGAACATGATCGTACTGTGATGGTTGAAGCTCTTGACAAAATGATGACTGACAATCTTTCAGAAGAAATTGAAGAATTTCGTGCTGAAAGACAAGCAATGAATGAAGAAAGAGTACAAGCACAGCTTAAGCTACGTGAAAACGCAACTAAGTTCAATGATTTCATGGTTACTAAACTAGCCGAAGAAATCCGTGAACTACGTGCAGATCGCAAGGCTCAGATGGAAGGTCAAGAAAAACTTGAGAAGTTCATCGTACATGCTCTAGCCCGTGAAATCAAAGAATTCTCACAGGATAGACAAGCTGTTGTTGAAGCTAAGGTTCAACTCGTTGCCGAAGGTCG